TCAGTAGGTTGCCAAGTCTTACCCCAATCTTCGTTAATCTTTAGATAACCATTGTCATCCTTAACTAATTCAGCTGATACACTTTTACCCATAAAGGCAGTAGATGTATCTTTTGGTGGTTCTTTTAGTCCCATCGCTTGCGCCATAAGTAGCATTGACTTAACGCCACTATCCACATACTTAGGATTATCGTGACCAACAGTAAATGTATGATTCAATCTGATGCTACTACCATCAATCTCAAAATACATCTTGCACCCACGCCATCCGTTTCTACCTTCAACCAAGGCTTCTTCTTCGCCTTGCCAATGCAGAACATGTCTACCTGGCTCAACTGCCGACTTGCCTTCGTTAGAGGCATCTACATTAAAATTTGTTAAATCCATTTTTTACTCCTTTTTAAATCCAACATTTATATTGTGAACACTCATCCTCTTTTGCTCCACAATGACGACAAAATCCATCTTCATCGTATTGCGGTTCATCATCGCAAAAGTGTTCGTTAAGTTCTTTAGTATCAATCATTTGTACATAGCCTTAGAGATAGTAGTCCAATCAAAAGGCATCTCTGGATCTAAACCAAATCTATTTTTGGCTTGAAAACCAGGTGTTTGCTGGGTAAATATAGTTCTATCGCCTTGCTTTAAATGCGTTGTCATACCGCCACCTTTACCCTTTTTTTGTATAGTACCAATTTTAAAATTAGCAAAAAATACAGCATCACTATGTTCTATAACTAAGTCAGCTGCTTTTCTGTGTAATTTTATTTGGTGTCTATCATGTGGTTCACTTGAAGGATCTTCATATCTTCTTACTTCATTGTGTGCAATTTGTAAGATAGTAAAACCTTTATCTCTGCACTCATTTAGTATAGTTAAATATTCTTTCCATATCTCTAATGCAGAGGCATATCCTTTGCCGTATGCTGGCGAGCTTATATCAGGCCAACCATTTTTTTCGCATATATGTTCATGTATCAAAGTTTCTAACCAATCTAAACTATCGATGACAAGGGTTTTATAATCTTGTTCTGCACAATATGTTAAATTTGTTATGAACTCTTCATAGCTTTTTGCAACATCAACATGAGGACAATCTATTTTACCTATACCATCTTCAGCTTGAACGATTACTGGGTTTTTCATTTGCGATGCAAAGGTAGTTTTACCAATACCACCAGGACCATATAAAACTACGATTGGCGGTTTCAGTTTTGCCTTTTGTCTTATTTTAACTAACGACATTACTGCACCTCAATCTTAGGCTCATCTTCTGGTAAATGTTTTTTAAGCTCATTCAAATAATGTGCCTGTAAGATTTCATTCTTTTCTACCTCAAAGTTTGCATTGGTTACAAGTTCATTTTTTTGTCCCTGTAATAAATTTAATTTTCTATAAACCATCTGACCATCATCTGATAAGTCGTCTAAGTTATAGTCCTTTGTTACATCATCTTCTGTGATGCTAAATGTTATTGGCTCTTGTTCTGCCATATTATTCTCCCTGTTGGTTTTGTTTATAAGTATCACACGCATCTTTAGCATTACACCAACGGCATCCGTCTTTGCTATAGTTGTATGTGGGTATCTCCTCAAAGCAAGCCTCGGCTGCTGGCTTCAAGGTTTCATAGGCCCATTCAACTAAGTTAATAGCTGATATGGAATATGATCTAATTGGACCATCTTTGTGCCAACCTCTTGGTTGTACTATGGTCATCTGAACTGTGCAGTCATCTCCGTATCTTGATAATGCACCAAGTGCATAGATACGCATTTGTGGGTTGTCTGCTTCTACTGCCCACTTACCAGACTTTAAATCTATAATCTCTATCATGTCTTTACCAATGAGTATTGCATCTGCTGTACCCCATAAGTCTGCATGTATTTCTGGCATATTAACTTTTTCTTCTATTAATGGTCTTGCAACATCAAGCTCCATCATTCTCTTGTCTATGTAATCAACATAAGTATTAGCACAATCAATCATCTCTTGGTCTACTGTGATGTCAAAATCTTCTACATGATGTGTTGTGTCTAAGTAGTATTCTTCTAAAGTAAGATTGTTTAGTCTACCTTTTAGTAGTGTCTCTACCATTTCGTGAATCAATGTACCTGTCGCTGCTGGTATGCCTACTTTATATTCAACCTGCATGCTCGCTAAGAGTTGTGGCATGCCAGGACAAGCCATCCAAATCTTTGCTGATGAAGGTGAAAGTTTAGCGTGCGCCATGGACAGAAATATAAGAGTCGTTTTCCATTCTTTTCACATCATCAAGATCGTATTTAATCTTACCGCCAATCTTAAAATAGCTAGGACCTTGCCCTCTATATCTTCTATTATCGATTGTTTTCTTGCTGACTCCCCATCTCTCTGCTAGTTCGTCAACTTCTATGGTATTTGATATGTCAAAATTCTTTTCTAATATTTCCATAAATTTCCCTTTTATTAATATTTTTGTTTATAATAAACCATTATTACTAATTATCAAGTAATATTTTAATAAAATTTGGGAGAAATTGATGATGAATAAAACAGTATACGCACATACTAACTTAGGAACTGAAGAGGAATGGGATCAAGCAATAGATAGGCTTGCAACCAATAACCAAGTAGCTGGAACGCATTACAAGCAATCTAAGATACAACCTATAGATTATATATATGCTAACAACCTGTCTTATAACTTAGGTAGTTGTTTAAAATATATAACCAGAAGTAAAGGAGAGAACAAAGATAGGGTGACTGACTTGTTAAAGGCCAAACACTTTATTGATCTTGAACTACAGATGGTTTATGGAACAGATGCCAAGGGTAATAAAATAGGAGATTATTCAATAGAAGTTTCTCTTTAACTATGAGGTAGCTATGAATTTATATGAGTTTGATGATCGTATTCTAAGTGAAAGAAACGGAAGAAAGCCTATATATGTGAACAAACATCTTGCTAAAAAGTTTAAGGATTTTTGTGAGAGCCAACAGAAACCACCACATAAGGTGGCTGAGTATCTAATATCTTTAGGTATGAACTCTGTGAAGTATTACGAAGAACCTAAAGTGTCTGTTGACATCGAAGCTCTTTAAATAGGTTTTCTACATTTTTAAGCGAGTCCATCGCTTGCATCTCTTTGTCTTTAATGGTTATCTGTTTTTTTCCGTCTGCAAAAGTAAAGACAACTTTCTGTGGACCTAAAGCAACCAAAGCATAAACATCTATTGCATCTTTGTCGTATTGCCTACTTTTAGCAAAAGCACCACGCCTAAAATCAAACTGCCATGAGACTCTATGTGTTTGTATTTTAGATTGTGTTTTAACTTGGCACTTATATAGAGTATGGTCAACATCAAATATGATGTCTGCCTCCGCGCTGTGTGGAACTATCGTCACAGTATCAGCGTATAAAGAAAGTAGCGAGGCTACTAAGTATTCTCCAGATCGGCCAACTCTTTCTGATTGGCGTGGCATGGGGTTATTGTGGTTCGTTCAAAAATTGTGGAAATTGTTGTGTTCCATATCTAATAGAACCCCCACCAACATCACTTAAAAGCTTTTCTTTAAATTGTCTACTTCCTTGCAATTGTTGCATTAGTTCTAATATTTCTTGTTGTTTTTTTGGGTTTTGTTCTAATAAAATATTACCAATACTTCTAGCTCTTTTTTCTGTTGGATTAGAAATAATATCTCTGGCCTTATTAACAGTAGTTGCTATAGCTCTTATACCAGCTGAACTTGTTGGAGCTGTTCCAGCGACAGTTAAGTCTGAAAGAGCTTGGACAGCATCTTCGGCGTCTAATAATTTTTCTGCTGTATTAGAACCGCCTATTATTGTTCCAGTTTTTAAACTTATGTTTGATTCTCTTATTAATTTATTAATAAACTGACTTCTTGCCTCTATGTCATTTTCAAAAAGTATAGATAATTTTTGTCTCAAATCTGGAGAGTCAAATATTTTTTTAACTAAATTAATATTATCTCCAGTTTTATTTATTTGATTATATATCTCTTGGAACACGCCAACTTTGAAAGCATCTTTTTCTACATTTGTTTTTAAATTATTATATTCATTAAAAAATGCTTTAGCTGAAGATGAAGGTTTGTGTGAGATTGCTCCTTTATTAAAAGCATCTAATAACGCAAATTTATCAGAACCTAATTTTAAAACCTCAACATACTCATCACCAACAGTAGATTCTTTTAATAAATCTCTAAAATTATTTGCAAGTTTTTTTCTATCCCTTGCTCTTTCTTTACTGAGAGAACCACTTACAATTTTTTCATAAGTTTGTTGGTCTGCTGATTTTTTAATTAAATCTAAAAACTCTAATGGTAGTTGTTTGTTTACGCCTATTATTTTTCCTTTATCTTTTAAAAATAAATTTCTAATAGGAGGTATGGCATTTGGTTTTCTTCCATTTGCTATTAATTTTTCTTTGTATGCGTTTCTTGCATCTTCGTATGCTTCTCTTATAACAGGATTTTGTAAGTATTTGTATAAATCTAAATTTCCTACCTGTTGATTTTTTATAAAAGCTTGTTCATACATAGGACCTAAATAAGAATCTATGGTGTCAATTAAATCATCTACACCGCCTGATAAATCTATTTTTGGTGTTTTTAAAGTTTGTTTAGTTACATCTTCTAAAGATTTTAATATTCTTGATGACTGTATATTTGGATCTTCTAGAGCATCTAAAGCTGCTGCTTTTTGTTCTACAGTACCAGACGTTCTTTCGATTAGCTTTTTTTCAATATTCATTCCAGAAACTCTTGTTTTAATTCCTCTTAGCTTTCTTGTTACAGCATCTCCGCCATAGTCTGATAATATTTCAACAGGAGTCAATCCAATTAGTTTGTCGGCGGCAATGTTGTCTTGTATTTTTTGCAAAACTGTTTCAATAGGTATTTCATCTCTTGCAAATTGATCTGCAATAATTTTTATTGATTTAACATCTTCTTTATTAAATTTTCCTTGTCTTGACGAAACCATGCCAGTTAATTTTCCTGCGCCTTCCAAAGTCGTTGGTATTGCTGCGCCTAAAACACCCCCAGCTGTTGCACCCAAAGCACCTCCAAAAAGTCTTTCCTCTGCACCACCTTCAGCATAACCAACTCCAGATATTCCTCCTTGCAATGCACCAACTTTAGCTCCTTCTGCTGCTCTGCTTAATAATCCAGAACCAGGCTTAGCAATTTTACCAGCAAGCAATGGATTGCTTAAAATTCTAGCACTTGCAGCAGCAGCACCTGTTCCGCTTGTTCCACCTGTAAAAGGCATTAATAACAATGATGCTACAGCTGGCGCAACTGAACCGACTATCTCTGCACCTAAAGCTGATTTAGGATTAGCTTTTTGAAATGCTTGTAAATCTTCTTTTGATTCTTTTAATCTTCTATCAAAAGATTGTGAAAAAGTTTCATCTGTAAACAAAGAACCTAAAGAACCTATAGCAGCACCAACTTCATCAGAAAGTCCAAAGGTTAAACCTTGTAAGGCTTGTGATTTTAAACCAGATAAATAGGGTATTGTAGGCTCTGCTTCTTCTTCAGTTACAACAAGCTCTTGTTTTTGCAGTCCTTGTTGAAGCTTTTTAATTTCTTCTAAGGTTGCCATTATTGTTTTCCTTTAGATTTTATAACTTTTTTAATAATGTCTAATTGTTTTTCTGAATATTGTGATAAATCTAATGTTGCTAATTCATTTAATGGTAAGGATTTTAATTTTATTTCTAGTAATTTATCTTCTATTGGGCTACCATAATTTTGTACTATTCTTGATGGTTTCATACCATACTCTTCAGCTAAATTTTTAAATTCTTCCATTACATAAGATTGATTATCTGATTGTGTTTGATATAAATTATTTGCTTGTGTTTTAAAATCTTCTCTCATAGACTCTGTAAGTCTTTCACCAGATTTATATCTTAAATATGCGGCTTTAACCCTTTCTCCAAAAGCACCAGATTGTGCTGCATTTTCATATTCAGACTCCCTTACTACTGAGCCAGGATCTAACATTTTCATATAATTAAATATTAAAGATAAATCACCAGCTGCTGTAGGCTCTACAGATAATATTCTTCCAAAAGCATTTCTTACATTTACAAATTCTTTTGACTCAGATCTATAATCATCTCGTAATTTATCCTCGTCACCAATATTGTAGGGTTCTTTTTCTTCTTCCTCTTTTTCTTTTGAAACATCTGGAAAAACTCTTTGCCCTTTCATTGGACCTTCGGTGTATCTCCAATAACTATTAACATCTTGTTTCATGCCGTATGACATTTTATCTTTCTTGACACCAGGTAAAACTCTTTCACCAGTATCAGCATAATAATTATATCCATCAGCAGCTTTTATTATTTTTCTTTGCCCTGTTTTTTGTCCATATAAAGCATCATACTTTTGTTGCACGCCCATAGCTTTTATAAATGTTTTTTGTGATTCAGGAATATTGGAGCTATCAATGGCAGCATTTAATTCTTGGTTAAGTTTATCTTGCTCTGCCTGTTGCTGTTGTGCTTCAAGCTGTTGTTGTAACCCCAAAGTCCTACCAACAGGATCGCCACCACGCAAGCTTTCAGACAATGCTGCTAAACCAACACCTACATTTTGTCTTCTTTGCAGTTGTTGTTCTGGTGTTAGTGGTGTTTTCGGTTTTCCAAATATCATTATAATAATCCTGGTAAATTTGTTGGTAAATTAACTTGACCAGACTGATAACCCGATCCAACCATTCCCCCTGGTGAAAAATTAAAATTTTGCATAGGAGGAATAACGCTACCATTTGCAAATGTTTGCACCCCTCCACCATTAAATAATCCACTCAATCCACTAAAAGGATTTATACCACCCAATGCTAATGAACTACCAAGACCTGCTAGTCCACCAAGGACTCCCATTGGTCCTGCTTGCTCTTGCACTGTTGATGTCTGACCAACTAACTGAGGCATCATGCCTAAACCTTGACCTAATAAACCTAATGAGTATGCTGGATAGCCCTGCTCTCTCATAAACTCTTGGAAAGCAAAGTCTTGTTCTTGTTGTCCTAATCCTCTTGATAAAGCACCGTAGCCACCAAGTAAGCCTAAAGCTTGTTGTTGTCCACCTAGTAAACCACTTAATAGACCAGCTTGTTGTTGACGGCTTCTTAGCTCCATCTCTGGTGCAAACAAAGCTCTTTGTTGTTGTCTTGCTATATCTGACTCCGCCGCGCCCAGCGCCCGCTGATAGCCTGCTTGTCTTAAACCAGCAGCTGTTTCTGCGGCAGCCTGTGCATAAGGCTTAGTAGCTTCTGTCTCTAACAGCGCTGACCTAGAGCCACCAAAAGCTCCAGCGCCTATCGCTGCCTCTTGCGCTCTTTGTTGTGCCATTTCAGACTGTTCTTGTATATCCTGCATTGCTAGGTCTATAACTTGTTGTTGATATGGTGATTGATATGCACCTATGTCTACATCTAATAAAGACTGCACGTCTCCCATTTGTGGAGCTGCTTGACCAGCCAATGCTTGTAGCTGTCCTGTTGGGTCATAACCAAAAGCACTACCAAATAATCCTTGTATTCCTGCACCCATTTGCATTTCTTCTGGAGACATGCCAACGAATCTATCGCCTGTATAACCTGCAAATGGTATATCAGATGCCTCTTTAGCACGCTGATAGTAGTCCATATACAAGTCTTTCTGCCAATCTGGTAGAGTTGCTTCTTGTGTTGTTGTTGTTTTTCCTTTACTCATAAGTCTTTTCTAATTAGATATTCTGTTTCAAATCCTAGATGTTTTAGTTTCCTAGTCCATCCTTTTCTGCCTCCGCCGTAGAGTCTTTTGACTCCACACGCTTTGGCATAATCTTCTATGTGTGGCAACATTACCTCTAATTCTTTGTAATCGCCACCACAAAATAATAAATTCATTGCAGTGTGTTGCGGGAATACTACAAATTCTGTTACAAAAGCAGAGTTCTGTCCTGCCCATAATAAGAATATTCCTTCATCTATTTTAGCTTCTATATCATCGATTGTATAGGAATCTTGATATTTTATAGCTTTTGCTATAAGAGGCCTACACTTAATCCACTCTTCTTTCCAAGACTTTTTAATCGCCTTTTGCATACTCAACAATACTTGCATATATAGTTAAATTACCAGCACGATCTGCTTGTACTTTTAATACATCGCCTTGTTTTAAGACAAGACTTTTACTTAATAACTCTTCTGTATCATAGGCAGTTATTACATATTCTTTAAATAAAGTATAAGTTGTTCCACCGCTTACTACTGTAACTGTTATATTGGTTTGTTGGTTGTCATGGTCACAAACCAAAAAAGATTCAACAATAGAAAAAGTAAAGTCATCGCCGCTTGGTGTTGTATATAATGTTGTTAAATCTGTAGTAGTAAGTATTTCATTTGCTGTTTCAGCTCTTTGTATATATTGTCTTTGTGAGGATAAATCCATTATCGTTTACCTCTTGGTTTTATGTCTAATCTTATATTACCAACTTGAAAGTCTTGAGTTAAAGAACCAGTCACTGTCATAGATACCTGTCTTGCTGTAAACCTTGCATCGGTATAACCATCTGATTCAAAGGTAAAGTTACCAAAGTCTGTTTCTGTTCCTAGCGGTGTATTCTTGCCTTTAAAACCTATTGTAATGCCTGGTAAGCTATTGGATTCTTCATCTGGTAGTATTTGATTAACCTGTGCCAATCTATCGCCATTGCCAATCTCAAGCGGTCCTGTGGTAGCAAACGGAACTTGGTCACCTAAGTTTGGAGAGTTAAACAAGGGTCTTTTATCATGTTCATATACAAAGCCATTAGAGTCGCAAGACAAAGGATGATTAAATACGCCTTGGTCTACCCAACAACTTCTATTCATAGAACCTATAGACCAAACATTATCTATATAATTCCATATAACATACTTGTTAGGTGATAGTTGGTCTACATCTCCCACAGGGAAAAACCACCATATCTCATTAAAATCTATGTTGTGTGTCCCAAATGTAGATTGCTGTGTATTGACTTGTATGTTGTCAAAGATGTAATCGTGTACGTCTGACTTTAGCTCTCTGACTGTACCATCAAAAGAAAAGAATGAGTTTTCACTAATCCATGATAGGAAACTACCAGAAGATACTATTGACCTCGGACTGATAGCTTTACAGTTAATACCCGCATCTTGTATACCGTATACAAAGGGAGAGCCTGTATAGTAAAGTCTGTTAATACCAACATCGGTAAAAATAATAATGTCATTTTGCCATTTAACAGCATAGTTAGCTTTGCCGCCTGTAGGTATTTGCAAATCACCTGCTGTATTTCTAGCAGTAGATGTCCAGTTAGTATTATCTTCTCTGTCAGACCATGATATTTTTCTAGGATCTCCACCTGCGCCTATGGCTATTAAATGCCTTTCATTGCTTACAATAACTGCCTGACATCCTGTTGGCGCATTGGTAATTGGTGTTGCAATAGTATCTGGACTACCGCCTCCTGCGTCTGGCCTCCACTGATATAACTTACCATCTCCTGCAAAACAAAAAACTAAATGCTCTCCCCAGTTATCAAAAGAAAAACTTTTAGTGTCAAAATTTAATGCTGACGTACTTCTTTCATCTCCCCAATCTTCTACACCATAATGATATGCACCATAACCAGTAGATGTAATAACATCATCACCTATAAAACCTGTTGGTGTTATGTCATACCAGGTATCGTTATATAAAACATTTACCCCAGCTCTTGTTCCTATAGCCAAAACTTCTTCGCCATTATTAGTTTTATAAGAATATATACCTATTGGTATTTCTGCTTTTATTATTGTTGAAGCAGATGATGTCGCTGTTGATGTTGCAGAAGTGCTTGCGCTTACTGTAAAAGTGGTTGTGCTTGGCACGTCTGTAATACTAAAACTTGTATTGATTTCTGCTTGTGGTACGCCACCTGTTGCGTCAAAACTTTCAAGATAAATAGTATCTCCTACACTCAAACCATGAACTACTGTTGTAGTTATTGTTAATGTATTGCTAGATGAGGTTGTGCCAACGGTACCGCTATAAAATGTGCCGACTGGATTATCTTTAAACTTAACCCAGCCACCTAATGGTTTTAAATAACCATTTTCAAAACGCACCAAATCACCATCTACCCAACGACCTTTGTTAGCGTAGTCAGTACCGTTTTTTATTATTCCTGCTGGGGGTGTAATTGGAAATAGAGCCATATTTAGCCCTATGCTGTACGTTTCCACATATATACAACTATATATGGTTGTAAATTATTGTGAGCAGAACCGCTACCTGTAGACAATGTTTTACTTGAACCCCAAGGATCGTCTGGGGTGCCACCATAAAAGTTATTAGGTGTTGATGAGTTTGTTACTGCGGTAAACCCAGATGGTCTACTACTGCTACTAGCAGCACCATGCAATGATGTATGGTCATGCGATGGCATTTCAGAAATTGTTAATGTGTGTGTTTTTGCACCACCTGTTTCTTCTAGAGTATCAAAATCTGTATCTCCAGAGTCAAGGCCAACCATAGTTTTACCAGCACCAAAAGCTACCCATGTACCAAAGCCAAGCAATGTTGCTGGGTTTGTGCTTACGGCTGCATTGATGTAGATAGAACCAACTGGATATATTTTTTCTAATACATTGGTTCCATTAATTTGTAATTCTCCTGCTGTAGTATTTACATTACCACTAGCAGTTACGGTTGTTGCTGCAACAGTTGATGTGCTGTTTGCACCTATTGGTGTGCCGTCAATAGCACCGCCGTTAATATCTACTGTTGTTAAGGTAGATGTACCGCTTACTGTTACGCTATTTAAAGTAGCTAGACCAGATGTTGATACAGTAGTAAATGCACCTGTAGAGGCTGAGTTAGCACCTACGGTTGCTCCGTCAATAGAACCACCATTAATATCAGCGGTTGTAAATGTTGCTGTTCCTGTAGATGTTAAAGTTCCTGCTACTGTTATAGTTTTACCACTACCAACATTAAGACCAACACTAGTTCCAGTTCCATTTGCGGTAAAAATACCATCAACAGTATCTAGGTCTGTATTAATCTTGCCGCCCCAAGTATTAGTAGATGCTCCTACTTCTGGTTTGGTAAGGTTAAGGTTGGTTGTAAAGGTATCTGCCATAGTGCTTACTTGTTAAATTTGGATTTTACTAATTCAATCCATTCTGGTTTCTTTTTATATATTATAAACCCAACAACTGCTATTAGTATAACTATTTCTATTAATGTTTCCATTTTAAGAATCTAAAGTTTTAGTAATTGAAGTTGGATTTTTTTCATTTTCTATTTGTGAATCTAGGCTTGCTTCTAAGTTAGCAACCTCTTCTTCACCCATAGCATCAATTACCCAACCCTTAACCATATCTGATGTTACTTCATCAAAAGGTTTAAAGTTAGATAAATCAGATGTATCTATGCTTTGAGTACCATAAGACCTAGCCGAATATTCGCCATCTTCTTTAGTTACTGACCAATGCACATTATAAATAACATCATCATGCCCTTCTTCGTTAGGGTGTACGTCAACTGTGTTTACATTCCATTCCATTTTTATTCTCCTATATTTTGACTATCTAAAAACTCTTGATAGGCTGTTTTAAGCTCATCAGTCCAAACAGCGTTGCCAATGGCTTGGACTTCTGCTGATTGCTCGCTGATGTCATCTGTGCATTGTAATACGTGTCTATGATAAGACCTGCTGATTTCTACACCATCTTCACTAATCACTGTAGCGGTTCGCACCTGTATAGCTTTGTAGTCTCCTACAATTTCTATTTTATCTTCTTTTAGTTCTTTTGTTATCATTCTATTTTTCCTCTTGTCTGTACCTAGCATCCACTAGGTATATTGTTAAAATTGTTCGTCTATTCATATGCTATTCTATTTCTCCTGTCTGTGCCTACCGTCCGATACGCGTATGGTTGTTAAACTTGATATTGAACCGTAAAAGATACGTCAGAACCTACACCGTCAATACTAGAAACAAGCAATGCTGCATCGAACGCACCAGTTGAAGTGTCAAACAGTAAAACATGACTTCCAGTTGCGTATGCCGTGACATATCCGCTAAAAGTAACCCTATCCAAGAACACAGAGCCCGAGCGTATCTGGGTTGTGCCAGTAGTAAAGGGGAGCCCTCTGATGTAAATTGCATTACTGCTTGTCAAGCCGGTAATATCTATATCGCTAATTATACAACCTACAGTTACTAAATTGCCTACTTTAGTATATGACCCTACACTCGACCCAACAGATGCTACATTTCCACCTGTTGACGCATCAGCAAACACTGGAGTCCAAGTACCTTCTTCATAATCGTCAAGTTTGTTAGCAGCACCTGTACCACCTAGATAAGCACCGCCTGAAAGGTAGAGGTCTTTGAAGCGGGAGCTTGAAGTACCTAAAGACAAAGCACCATTTGTGTTTACACCGCTTTCATTTGTAGGTTCAACTGCGTTTTGAGTACCTGTAAGCCCTGCACCGTTTGTTCTAGGGTCAAGAACTATCGTAGAAACAAGACCTGCCCTAGAACGTATACTTCCAACTGTTGTGCCGTCTTTGCGGAATAAAGCAATGTCACCGTCTGACGATAGACGATTCAAAGTAATAGCGTTTCCCGCTCTAGCTAAATAAGTCAAGCCACCTAAGTCTTTACGGAACTCAAAGCCTGCTGTAGCTCCTGCGTCTACTGCCGACTTACCCACAAGTAAATTACCAGCACTATTAAACCTTGCATACTCAGTAGTACCTGCATTGTTTTTAAACGTAGTGTCACCACGTAAACC